CTTAAATGCTATCAAGTCTAAGCTAAACGCCTTGCAGAATCAGAAGCAGGGGGGCGGCCAGAAGAGGGACATGTCTCTAATCATCTGGAAGCCTACGGTTGGGAAGCACTCTATTAGAGTTGTACCAACTGCACATTCGCAAATCTTTTTGGAGCATGAGGTGAGACCCTTCAAAGAGATGCATGTTCACTACGGTATTGGAAACCGTACAATGGTATCACCTATCAACTTCGGTGAGAAGGATCCTATCGTTGAGTTCGCAAAGCAATTGCGTCAATCAAGTGACAAGGAGAACTGGTCAATCGCTAAGAAGCTCGACACAAAGGTTCGAGTATTTGCTCCAGTAATCGTACGTGGAGAAGAAGAAAAGGGTGTTCGTCTTTGGGAGTTCGGTAAACAAGTATACGCTGAGTTGCTTGCAATCGCAGAAGACGAGGACGTAGGTGACTACACAGATCCAGTAACAGGTCGTGACATCACAGTAGAAACTACTGATGGAGCTGCTAACGGAACAGGATTTAATCAGTCTAAGGTACGTGTTCGTACAAAAACAACTCCATTATCAGACGATGCTAATGAGGTTAAGAAGTGGATGTCAGAGCAACCCGATCCAATGAGCATTTTCAAAAGATACTCTTATGAAGAGATGAAAGAGTCATTGCTTGAATGGTTAAACCCTGAAGATGCTGCAGACGAACCAGCAGCCCCTGCAGCACCAGCTGTAGAAGCTAAACCTGCGTACTCTCTTAACACTAAGAAAGCAAACGTAGATGAGGAGTTTGATGAATTATTCAATTTGAAAAAAGGTAAGTAATTATGGCAAAAGGCAAATCGTCTTCTGCAGGATCGCTTAATGCGAACTTGTCAGGAGCAATAAACGGATCATTTAATCTAGACAGCTTTATTAAGTCTAAAAATCTCTCCAGTACATCTATCAAGATGAAGGAGCAAAAATGGATCCCTTTATCACCTGCCTTCCAAAGCTGCCTATCGATACCAGGCGTGCCCATCGGCCACATAACTCTACTTAGAGGACATTCTGATACGGGTAAGACCACCGCTCTTCTAGAAGCAGCCGTAAGTGCTCAGAAGATAGGAATCTTACCCGTTTTCATTATCACTGAGATGAAGTGGAATTGGGACCATGCAAAACAAATGGGATTACAGTTTGAAGAGGTTGCAGATGAAGACGGAGAAGTTTCGGATTACAAAGGTTTCTTTATTTACGTAGATAGAGAGAGATTAAATACAATCGAAGATGTCGCAGCATTTATAGCTGACTTGCTAGATGAGCAAAAGAAGGGTAATCTACCCTATGACTTATGCTTCTTCTGGGATTCAGTAGGATCTATTCCAAGTCGCTTATCAGTTGAGTCCAACAAGAACAACAACGAGTGGAATGCAGGAGCAATGTCCCAGCAGTTTGGTAACTTTATCAATCAGAAGATTGTTCTATCACGTAAGGAGAGTCAACCGTATACAAACACAATGGTTGCAGTAAATAAGATATGGGTTGCGAAGGCAGAGAATATCATGGCTCAACCAAAGATGAAAAACAAAGGTGGAGATACGATGTACTTCGATGCATCTCTAATCATCACATTCGGTAACGTGACTAACTCAGGCACTAATAAGATCAAGGCAACGAAGAATGGTAAGGAGGTAGAGTTCGCAAAGAGAACAAAGATCAGCTGTGATAAGAACCACGTCAACGACGTAACGTCTACCAGTAAGGTGATAATGACTGCTCATGGGTTTATCGATGATGATAAAAAAGCCATTGATAAATATAAGAAGGATTACTCAAAAGACTGGCTTAAGACTTTAGGATCATCGGATTTTGATGTTGTGATTGAGACGGATGAAGACAATAGAGATATTTTTGACGCTTCTGATTCGGAATAATATCCGTACCTTTAGAGGAAACAAATAATTAGTTATGACAAGAATCAACGCGGGCTACTCCGTCAAATTACTCACAGACAAACATTTAATGGCTGAGCACAGAGAGCTCAAGCGTATTCCTAACGTAGTATCTAGAGGTAGGTATAACCTAAAGACTGCACCCAAGCAGTTCACTCTAGGTAAAGGGCATGTGTCGTTTTTTTACGACAAGCTGGGATATCTCAAAAAAAGATATCAGGAATTATATGCTGAGTGTAGGCTTCGAGGGTTTAATGTTCAAAACTATGAGAGTTCGTGGGACGGAGTACCCCCCGAGTTGATATTAGTTATGACAAGAATCAACGCGGGCTACTCCGTCAAATTACTCACAGACAAACATTTAATGGCTGAGCACAG